ATAAGTTGGCTGACCGCCAACGACGCAAGTATAGGTTCCAACCGGAAGGGGCTTCGGGCGATCGACTTCGGTAGGGGCTTCATCGAGGATTGAGCTAAAGTTGGGGTTGGTCATGATTTGGGTCCTTGTTGGAAGTTCAGGCCTTTGGCGAAGTTCAAGATGATGTTGTCGAGAACGGCGATGGTTTCGTTCAGAGTTTTGGTTGGGTGTGGGATTGATCCGAAGGCGCATCGGTATTGAACGATGCTGTCTATGGAGATTTGGTTAGTTGGTGGAAATGATTTGTAGTCGTTCATTTAGTTTCTCCAAGTAACTGCCTTAACCGCCCACATTTGAGCGGTTTGAGCTTCGGTTATGGCGATAGAACAGAGGCGAACCATTTCAGGATTACCACCACGAGTTATATACCCTTGGCGAAAATCGTTCATGATGTCAATGATAGCAGCATAAGCTTCCTTTAGCTTATCTACATCACCATTTGCTGATGGATTGAATGATTTGCCAACAGCCTTCTCACCATACGTAGGCACACGATCTTCCATGATTACACCCTTTTCAAAGTTAGAGTCTTGGGACGTTCAACGATCTTCATCGGCGCGTCCCCTCTTAACGCCGCGAAGAATTCTGCCAACCCAGTTTCAATCGGAAGGATTTTTTCCTTGAAAGCGTCGGGTCGGGTATTGGCTAGGTCAATCATTGAGGAAGAGTTGAGTTCGATAACGCGTTTGCCAGCACTGTTTTTGTAACGAACATAATTCGGAAAGTATTGAGGGATCTTCGGGGAAAGTTTTTGGCCCACGCCTTGCGGAAAGATTTTCGTGGTTCCATCAGGAAGATCGATGTAAGTTCCATGAGCAATGACGATTAGATTCACGCCAAAAGAAGAGCCGGTAAGCATGGCCAAGACCTTCTCCACGTCATTTTGAGCGTTCCCATATACAGCTCTTCCATCGTAGTCTCCACTCTTTCCCGTAGGGATAATGGACTTATGAAAATCGTAAGCCGCATCGCAGAGTCGAGATAGGCTATCGACCACCAATATGGTATCAGGCCCCCATAAGGCAGGCTTACCAAAATCTACACCGTCGTATTTCCAGTTGTCGAGCATTTTGATGATGGAAATCCAAGCCTTGGGTTTGCCATCGATGATGGAACCTGCTGGACCGGCTTTGTATTCATCGCGGATAGTGCGAAATTCAACGTTATCGAGGGATTCAGGACATTCTTCGAGGCATTTGTATTTTAGAATGTCGAGAAGATTGTCGAGATCGAGGATTCGGAGTTTGTAACCGGCCTTGACTAGGGAGACTAGCGAGCCGGTTTTACCTGATTTGCTATCACCAAGTAACAGCAACTTCGTATAGGAGTTAGATTGATGGTTGGTTAAGCTTGGCATCTGGTTTTCTTTCAAAGTCTTGGCAACGAAACCGAGAGTCAGTTTCGGTCATAGCGTTGAGAGAGTCTAATGTTGAACATTCTCCGATGTATTCGGTTCGGCGTTGCCAGTGGATGCAGGTTTCACAGCAGTTTGGCGGCCAACGTTGCCAGGAGGGGAGGGGTTCAGTCATCGGCTAGCTAAAGGGTTCCAACGCTGATCGAGTTCAAGTTTAACAAAATCCGCTTTCAGAAACATCTCACGGACTTCCGGGGACTTCGAACATACCCCACGGAATTTACATCCGCCGAATTTATCACAAGCGGTGTCGTTCATCGGCCAATATCCAGCTTCGGCGAAGGCTTCGGCGGAATTCAAATGCAGATGAAGGTCTAGTAGCCATTCATCGAGTTGGTCTTGAGTCCGATAGGTGAAACCTCGAACGAACCGATGTTCTTTTTCGAGAAGGATCTGTGCGGCCGAGATTATAACTCCGCGGATTGGGGCATTGAGGACTACTTGCCCGGCGAGGGTATAAAGAGTCATTTGATTATTAGGTTCATATTGGTTGAAGTAATAATCTCCGGGGGCGGAAGTGGTGGTTTTATGATCCATGACGAAGAGTTGATCGTTGAAGGTTACGACTCGATCAAGATGGCCACAGAGGATGTAGGGTTGGCCCATACCATATGGTTCAATTACCTGATAACCTTCCGGCCCCCAATCAAGCTCAAACCGAAAACTCAATTCCACCGCCGGTCGACCGTCGGACATTATATAGGTTTCGGTTGGGTCGTCAACGAAATAGTCAAGATAGTCCAATACAAGGCTAATGAGAGTCGCACGATTTTTGTATTTCCCAGCTTTGGTAGATAGATCCATAACCCAATCAGCCGTTGTCCGCAGAATTTCTGCGATGACATCGTGAATCGAATCTTCATGGGAGACTCCATTGGCACGGGATCGAGCGTAGGATTCAAGGGCGGAATGATAAGCAGTGCCAAAGGCGAGATGGATGGATTCGGACTTTGGCGACCAGCCTTCAAGCATGGTATATTGGTAGAGTCTGGGGCAGGTCTTTAGATAGCCGATTGATGTGCTGTCCCAGGCGAACTGGATTTGGGTTCCGGGAAGGAATGGGGAGATGGTTCCGATCATGAGTAAGGATTCGTCAACCATCACCCTCTCCTATCACAAACAACCGCTGGCTTGGATTCTTTAACAATCTTTTTCGTGATTGCAGATATGTCTACGTTCGCAGAGGAAGTCCGAACGGGTTTTTCGCCTGAGGCTTTCCGTGCGCGTTGATTCCGATGATAGGCGATAATTGCGTCGATGTCTTGGGCGGATAGGGACATTGGATCGCGAGACATTAGTTCGTCAAGGTCATTGGCCATTGTAGTCTTCCATGTCTTTAAGTTCTTCTTTAGAGAGCAGACCGTCTACTTTGGCGGTCTTTAAAAACTCACAATACGCATCACTATACCATTCCCAATTATCTACACCACTATCTTCAAGAGCTTCAAGAAACAACTTTGCGCGCTTGAGATCATTATACTCTTTTTGAGTGATTGTTATATCAGACATCTTCATCTAGCTCCCTTCGTTGAATTTCACGAGTGCAAGCGTCACGAAACTTTATAGCTTCACCAACACTTTCCCACCATTCATCAGCAGATTTAATTTTCGAATTCCAATAATCACGCTCAGCTTTTAATTGTTCGATAGTCTGGCTTTGCCAAGGGATATTCGGTATAGTTGCTAAAGATTCAGGTAACATTGTGATCCTCTCCTGTTTCATCTAGCTCCACTGTTCGCTTTACGATCATAACCGTTTCCAAGGTTGATGGAATGGTTAGAATAAGCGGCGCATATTTCTGAATACCTTTCGTAAGTTCATGTAGGTTACAAGTCAACGCCTTAGGATTGTTGGTAGTCACGACAAGACCGAGTTCCTCGGTTAGGGCTCGGTTGAGGAGGTCGTAGAGTAGTTCCTGTTTCATTGAGGTTTGTCCCTACAAGGTAATGGCATCCAATGTGTTGGTGCTAGTGGATGTTCACAGTCTTGATCGTCATGTTTAAACCACCAATCAGGCATATTATAGAATGGTCCATAACCGTCGCCAGAAGCGTCTTCGCTATATCCGCCACCAAATTTTGCAAGGTATATTCCTGATCTGGTTTCGTAACCATTTCCCTCACACCAAGCGCCGTATATCGTTAATTTACCTTCTCCTTTATGATATGAGTCACTATCATGGTCATGCCAAACAATTATGGTTTCACCGTGAGGCGCTGTTTCAATTGGTTGCCACTTATCCATGGTGTTCATCACTCAACCCCTCCACTTCTAAAGCTCCATCGGCCCATTGTTCGATGTAGACCCACCAAGAATCGCCTTCAACGGCTTCACGAATGGTCACGCGAAACCGATCGTTTTCGGATTTGCCATATCGAGGGTCGATTCTATCGTAGATCCGCATGGATTCACGACGCTCAAGGACGCGAGCTTGATTGAGTCGCATCCGAAGCATATGGGCTTCTGGGCGATTGGGTAAGTGAATTCGAACGCCCTTGCCATCATTTTGGGCCTTTTCGAATAGATCGTAGCAGTCTGAATACGCCGCAGTGGCCTCAGAAAGTGCCATCAGAGGCCTCCTCAACTTCGGGCGGAATTAGCTTATTGATCCCTGCTGCGATAAAGGCTTCACGACATTCTCTGCGAGTTCTATCGGCGAAATTTTCACCATTGATTTCGCCAGCGGCAAGGTCATCCGGCCATTCGCCTGGATACCAAGCGGTTAGAAAAGCTTCGATGTATTTATCCATGGTTAGTCCTCGATGTAGGTTAGACGGAATTTCGCTCGGGTGTCGATCACATAGTGAATATTCTGTTCTTGCCCGCCAGTTTTAATTTCATCACGATTAAGATGATAAACGTGATCGAATTCCAGACCCTTCGATTTATGCCCCGACATGAATTTAATCTCGCCACCGGAAGATTCGAAGATATGCTTCGCATAGGCGATCGCAAGGGAAAGGGATGATCCATGGCGGGCGAAAACTCTCATGCAATCGGCAGTGTCTTTGGCGGATTTGGAGTCTAAGGATTCGCGTTCGGCTTGCCAATCGGCAATGGCGGATAGGACGGCACCTTGGGATAGAGTTTCTGGGCCGAGTTTGGTTAAGAGTTTAATAACTCGGGTTCCAATATCGATACCCGCAACGTCAACTCGCTGTCCTGTTTGAAGTAAAGCCATAGCAAGCTTGAGCAAGGGCGCGTTATAGCGGCAGATAACTGCGGATTCTGGTCGAATATCAAGGTCGTCAACCGCTTCAACAATACCTCCGCGATTTGCGCTTCGAATGTCGGGGACGTGCCAATGGACATTGGAAGTGATGGCGTCGGGACAGCGGAAGCTGGTGGAAAGCGGTAGGACTTCCATTGAAAATTGTTCAATCGCAGTAGGCATTGCTTGTGCATCAGCGCCGCGGAACTCGTAGATTGCTTGAGCTTCATCACCGACTCCAATTTGGCGAGAATGGCGACAGAGCTTGGCGACCATCGCACGGTTTACCGGGGATAGATCTTGGTATTCGTCGATCATGACAAGCGGAAAGGTTGGATAGGTTCCACCAAAGAGTGCGGACATGTAGACTTGATCGTTGAAGTCTATAGAACCATCGTAGGCTTGTCGGATGGATTCGATAAGAATGCGATCCGTGAGGCCACGAACTTCTGGTAACAAAGTCTCGTCAAGAAGACGTTCAAGGCCGTCAAAGTCCACAAGACGTTTCGCCGCTTTTGCATGGGAATCTGGGATGTAACCAACGGAACGCGCCATGTTGACTGTGGTGGTGACGGAATCATATAAGGTCCAAATATGCTTGGCTTCTGCCCGACCGGCTTCTTCACATATTCCACGATAGATCTCTAGGATTTTCTTCGTGTTAAGGGAAAGCTTTTTCTTGCAATAATCGGCCCAGATTTTATGGCCGATGGAATTGAAGGTTTTGACAGTTGTGGATGACCGCATTCGCTTGGAGGCTTCTTCGGCGATGGATTTGTTGAAGCAAACTAAAAGGCAGGTTCCGGTGGAAGCGTGGTCGATCATTTCAAGGGTTGAGGTTTTACCGCATCCAGCGCGGGCGCGGATCATTAGGTTGGATCGGGAGGATTTGACTCGATCAAGGATTGTAGATTGTTCGGTTGTGGGGGTCATGTAAGTGGTTCCCATGCTTTTTCGAGTCTTTCAATTCGAGCCTCAAGAAATTCAATTTGACGAAGTGCGTCACGCAATCGTTCTTTTATTTGTGGAATTTCATCTGTAGAAGCTTTAGAAGTTTGTCGTAGTTGACCAAAAAGTTCTCTGCGAATTCTACCTACATGATTATCTGTTACACCATCAATTCGTTCCGCGACTTTATTATCGGTATATCCATTGATGTAGGTCCATGTATCATCGCCATTGGCAACTATATTGTCAGAAATTATATCGCGAATGTGCATGATTTGCTTTAACGTGGCCTTTTTGCAAACAGGCTCGATATTATTGGATTTTGGGTGTGGGATGTTGGTCATTTGATAAACTCCTAATTGAGAGAAGATTGGGGCGGG